AGGGTGTGTTTACCTTGCTTTACTTCTCGGGTTTACTCCGAAGCGATGGAAAAGGCGGTTTCTCATGGCAAGCGCAAGGTATTCAAAGATTTTAGGTTAGACAATTAAATTACAAGAGCAATGAAATACGAGTTAAACAAAGAACACCTGGTGGAAATATTTTCTACTGCAACGTATGGGAGTGATTGGCTTGAAATTAAACGGTCGAAAACACTCAACCACTTGGTCAAGGACGAGAGCGTAACACGTGAAGAAAAGTGGGCAGACATTCTTCTTGGTGGCGGAAAATTGGCGGCTTTCGTATATGACTATGACGACGAAAATCCATTACGAATAACTTTTTCTTTGGAAGAAATGGAAAAAGGCTTCAAAAAGTTTGTCGAGGAATGTCCGCAAGATTATGCAGATCTCGTGAGTGGAGATAGTGATTATTACACTGCAAGTAATCTAATGCAATGTGTTTTACTTGGAGAAGTGGTGTTTGGTTAAATCAAGGAGCAATGAAATACAAAGAAAAGATAACATTATACGAGATTGAATGGCATTTATATCTTGAGGATAGAACGATTTCCAAGAAGTATAGAATAAATTTAGAAGAGGCAGAAAAGAAATACCAATATATGAGAAATATACTCGGGCAATATGATGAAATTGCCCTTTTCAAGAAAGAGTATAGTTTCAAAGAAGATGGCGAACTTAACTGCTGCTCAAAGCCAATACATTCAGGTTACGGCAAGAAAGAACAAGTAAAATATATTGTACTCTAAATTTTGATAATTATGGGAGAATATGCAAAAAGAAAGATAGACGGTAAGGAATTTAAAATTGGTACTTGTGAGGAAATATTCAATTGCCGTTACGATCAAAGGTACGAAGTTGTATATCCGTATATGTCGGATAACCTTTATTGGAGAATACCTACTCCAGACGAAGATGGAACTTTGCCAGGCGACTTCAACTATTCACTTTTGCGAGAGGATGGATACATTCCTTGGAAATTAATGATTGATACAAGCAAGTTTAGCAATGATGATATTGCAGACATGCAGCAGACTGGTATAATCCAACTGAAAGAACCCAAAATGGGTTTACTTGTCAATATCCGTTGTCCTCACGGTTTCCCAATGGAGCAGTTCAAAATCAACAAGGAGGGCACTGTTATCTCAATGGGGTACAATGGGCATAAAGATACACTATATCTAAAAGGTTTAAAGAACGAGCCAAGCGAACTGAAAGTGCTTGTTGAATGTTCTGCATGCAGGCATATGTGGTCTTTCAGTTTCAATGAAATAGAACCGCTGATTGAGAGTATTTGGATGCGTCTACGCCTGCTCCGTCAGATTTCAGATTACCACTATCAGCGAAGCGAAGAAAAAGTCGAATTTTCTGTAAAAGTAAATGTCGGAAAGGATAGTTGTGCCACTATCTGTTCTATTGGCAAAGGCAGATATTTAGTAAAGAAAGATGAGTATATTAAAGCCGATGCTCCTTGGCATATAGCTTTAGTTGAGTTCGTTAAGCTTTTGCCAAGAACGTCAGACTTCGATATTGATGATACTGATGCGAGAATGTCGAAGTTGTATAACATAGCTTCACAAGCGGAAGAAATTAGAAGTAATATCAATAACATTTAGTACAAGAGCAATGAAAGAATTTGAAGTAATTATTACTGAGACCTTACAGAGAAAGGTTAAGGTAAAAGCATCTAACGAAACAGAAGCTAAAATAAAAGTGTTCGATATGTACGATAATGCAGAAATCGTATTAGGAGATAATGATTTTTGGGACTATTCAATCGAAGTAGTATGAAAGTAATAGTAGAAAG